TAATAAGCATGGCGGCTGCAGGGGTTTCAGATCCGAAGGCACTCATTGCAGCAGGCGTGGCCTCTATCTTGCCTCCAGTATTGCGCTATCTAAATGCTAACGATCCTGCCATGGGCATTAAGAAGTGACACAAAGCGACTTCTTTACTCTTTACCTTGCCACCATTGCAGCACTCGGTGGCTTGTCTGGCTATGTAATTACTCATCTGTTGTCTGAGATTAAAAGACTCAACACGCGAGTAGATGAGATCTACAACATACTACTTGACAGGTAACATTTTCCCATGGCAAGAAAAGCAACTAAAGACTTAGTAGAGCAAGATTACTCAGCACTCGATGCTTACTGTATTGGGATGTATGAGTTCGCTCAATCCTTAAAGCGAGCAGGCTTTGATGAGGAAACTATCCTTGGAATCATCATAGAGCGATCAGCCTACCCTGCATGGATCTTGCCAGATCCAATCGAGCCAGAACGGTTCGGTGATTACGAAGATGAGGATGATGAATAGCAGCCAGAAGAAACGCTATTTAGTTATCAGCGATCTTCAGATTCCTTTTCATCATGAGGTAGCAGTAAAGAATCTTATCAAGTTAGTAAAGCGCGAGAAGTTCGACCTAGTTCTAAACACAGGTGACGAGCTGGACATGCAATCGCAGTCTAAGTGGGCTAAAGGTACGCACCTAGAATATGAGGGGCAATTAGATGCGGACAGAAGTCTGGCTCAGAACATCCTCTGGGATCTTGGCACTACCGATATCACACGATCAAACCACACGGATCGTCTTTACCACACTCTCGTTAGGGGAGCTCCTAGCCTCATCGGACTTCCAGAACTCAACTACTCCAACTTTATGGGCTTCAATGACTTGGGGATTCGTTTCCACAAGAAGCCCTTTGAGTTCCACAGAGGCTGGGTCTTAGTTCACGGCGATGAAGGATCGATGAACTCTAATGCTGGTCTTACTGCCCTTGGTTTAGCGCGTAAGTTCGGCAAGTCTGTAGTCTGTGGACACACTCACAGAGCAGGCATAAGTGCCTTTACAGAGGGCATAGGAGCCTCATACAGGACTTTGTGGGGCTTAGAGGCTGGGAATGTCATGGACAAGAAGAAAGCCTCTTATCTAAAGGCTGGCAGTGCTAATTGGCAGATGAGCGTGGCAGTCATAGAAACGCATGGAGACCGAGTAAGTCCAATGCTTGTGCCTATCAACAAGGACGGCAGCTTTACACTTTATGGGAAGTTATACGCCTAGTTTCGTTATCAAACTGTTACACAAATCTACCGCGTTTTGTCGTGTCGATATGTCACACTAATATCGTAAGCAGTCAAGGGCACTGCTACAGATAGGTACGGTAATGATTAACTCAATAACAATTATAGGACTTATAGGCTTATTCCTAGCTTCTAACTTTGTTTGGTACTGGCAAGGCTTTAAGGACGGCAGGCGCGAGGGTTATGTGCGCGGTCGCGATCTAAGCCGACAAGGCTTTTGGCAAGAATGAAAGCCAGCGAGATTCTACTTACAGCTACAGACACAATTCGGGATCGTGGACAGTCCTATGGGCATCCAGCCGACAATCTGCAACACACAGCCATGCTACTTAGCGCATATTTACAGACTCCAATACATGACTATCAAGTGGCAGGGATTATGGTGTTAGTTAAACTAGCCAGAAGCAACCAGTCAGCACAGCAGATAGACACATGGATTGACATGGCTTCCTATGCCGCACTTGGCGGTCAATTAGCAACAGAGGAGAACGATCTCTATGTTTAATCTTGATGACTATGAAGATGTAGCAGCTAGAGTGCTGCGCTTCCAAAAAACTTACCCAGAGGGAAGGATTGTTACCGATGTTATTGAGTTTAATGCAGAAAAAGAATATATCCTTATTTGTGCGCAGGTCTATCGCAACTCTAGCGATACTCTGCCTGCAGGGGTTGATTACGCTCTCGGTGTGGCTTCTACATATAACGCGAGCATGCGTAAATTCTATTGCGAAGATACATGCAGCTCAGCGATAGGAAGGGCACTGAGTCTAGTGCTTGAGACTGTCAAAAAGCCCACAAAGCAGGACATGGCTAAAGTAGTAACACCTCGCGTTGTTAAGCCAGCAGTACAGGATGTTGTACCAGAGCAGGATTACTGGACTACACCAGTTAATGAGTACATGAAGGTGGTAGATGCACCAGTTACCCTGGACAAAGCAATGCAGAATGTTGCAGCAATCATGGGAACAGGTGAAGCAGTAGAAGCACCAAGCTGCGAGCATGGACACATGCAATGGCGTGAAGGTGAGAAGAATGGCAAAGCTTGGGGTGGTTACTTCTGTAACACAGCAATCTCATCAGCTCATCGATGCCCGACAAAGTGGTACAACCTTGGATCAGACGGCAAGTTTCAACCACAGAAAGCGAGAGTGTAATGGGAAGCATTGGAATTAAGATCAATGGTGAATGGCTCGACCTTATGAGCGCCTTTGTGCCTTGTCAGTTATGCAATGAGCCAGTACAGATTAAAGAACTAGCAGAGATCTCATCCGATCCTGTTAATGGAATTGTTATCTGGCAATGTGCAAAGTGCAGTGCAGTCAATGGATAAGGAAGATGTCATTACTGTTGTCTTTGTAATAGCCATACTCATGTCAATGCTGTGTGGTTATGTGTTAGGTGTTTATGGTGCCTAGTCAGCACAGGAAGCACAGAGGTTTTCGCACAGAGCGCGTAGTAGCTGAGTACCTATCGACTCAGTGGCAGGGCGCATGTGTGGGAAGGGGTAGTGGCAAGGATATTGTGAATGTACCGTTTGACTGTGAGGTCAAGGCAAGGGCAGGGTTTCAGCCACTTGCGTACTTAAAACAATTGAAAGCAAGGACATCCGTTTCGGGGGAATTAGGATTCGGAGTGATTAGACTCAATGGTCAGGGCGAAGATGCGCGTGAGTATGCCGCCATCATTAGACTAGAGGATCTATTGCCACTACTCATATTAAAATACGGTCACCTAGACAAAGAACCTACAGAAGCAGACATAGACCGTTGCTCTGGATGTGGGTCATACATGATAAGGAAGTGTCTTACTTGCCAGCCTACGATTACCGATGCGACAAATGCAATCTCAGTCAAGAAGTCACTCATGGATTCAACAGTAGACCAGTGATTCCTTGTCCTTATTGCAATCGTCCTATGATCAAGGTTATTGCAGCTGCTCCAGCAATCTTCAAGGGCAAAGGATGGGGTAAAGATTGAAGGCTTGGGGCAAGCAAGATACTAAATGCATAAGATGTAAGAATCCATCTGTGCAGACATTCGAGACCGCTTACGATGACAATGTAGATGGTAACTATTGCATTAGATACTTTGAAAGATTGTGTGCAACATGTCTATATTGGTCAGGTTGGATATGGCTAAATAATGGTCAAGACAAACTAACTATTGAAGCGCAGTACATTAAGTAGTTATCAACAGCCTGTGGATAAGTAGGGGCTAAAGTTCACTTAACGCTCACGACACGCGGAGGTTATACACATGTTTGACAAGGATGGTACGCTAACGGCGCAGAGCCTCTCAAAGGCTCACCGCAAGCCCCTTAGGGGCGTAGCTTGCGGGGTGCTAGTAGCTATTGGGATATCTCTATTGCTACCGTATGGAGCAGGATCAGCACCAGTCAAAGAATATGTTGATTATAAGACTTATGCTTTATATCTCTTAGACTGGAATATAAAAGAATATAAATGCTTAGCAACACTCTATGGCAAAGAGAGTGCATGGAATCCAGCAGCTGTTAATGGATCTCATTATGGAATACCACAAGGTAATAGCGAGTGGTTAAAAGACCAAGACGGTTATGCTCAGGTACGATGGGGCTTAGACTACATAGGCAATCGTTACGGCGAACCCTGCATAGCACTCGATCACTGGAGAAGATTTAATTGGCACTAGACAAGTTAAACAGCAGGAAGTATCGCGTTCATAAAGAGCGTGTGTTCCAGCGTGATGGTCGAGTGTGCAGATATTGTGGCTCAGATGAAGAGCCATTGCATATAGATCACATCATTCCTCGTAAGCGTGGTGGTACTCATGATCTTGATAACTTACAAGTGCTGTGCAAGTTATGCAATCTACGCAAGTCAAGCAAGGAAGAAGGGGTTTTTTTAGCACAGACGGCTAC